GATATTATAGCACCTTTTTATGCAATGTAAAATAAGGTGCCATATATAGTTTATAACATAGGTGATTCAGTATGTTTTGATTGATTGTCGTTGAGTGTACCTTAAAGCCACCCTTCATATGTGGGATTTAGCTTTTTGCAGCGGGTGCAAAAAAACTTGTCGGGCATACGTTGTTCGTTAGGCGGTTCATAACCGCCAAAACGATGACCTAACAACAAACAAACCAATCTTTTAATCATGTTGCTCCAATTCAAAGTGATTCTCTTCAAAATGTTGTAATGTGCAGCCTAGCGCCCTGTTTACCTCAACAATCGTGTGGCGTATATAGTCCTCGTCTAGTTCCGCAGTAGCGATTTCTTCGGCAAGCTCTCTTAAGTAATGGGTTAAATGCGTTTGCGCCGGACATGCGGTTACGTCCTCTTCTTCGGCAATGCTCATTACTTTGGCTTCGGCTTCGTCCAAAATCTCTTTGAAATCTTTATTACCAGGTTTCAAAGCACTTTGGGCAATCTCAGTCGCTACACCAATAAGCTGGCGTTTTACTGATTTCTCGCGCACGATGTCCACGTAAGCCAATATGTTTTTGGTCGATACCGTTTCGTTGGCCATCTCGAAAATATATTTTTCTAATGGCTTAAATCTCATGCTTACAAGTCCGGCCTCAAAGCTTTTGTGTTCGTCCCATAGCAACTGCATGACATGGTATATACAACGGTGGTCTTTTTTGGCAAAATCTTCGGTACACAGTTTGTCTTTTACGACATTGAAATAACTGCTGTCTAACAGTAGTCCGCCTAAAACCGCTCTTTCTGCTTCAATTGATTTTGGTAATTGCACGTTATGCTCCTTGTGGTTTATATCCTAAAAGTCCCTGGATTGTTTCGCAGCCTTGAATTATTTGCCCCAAAGCCTGGTTTAGTTTAACTATTTTTTTGCGATGCAATATTATCTCAATAGGCACTTCTCGCAAAACCCATTTAGCCTTTCCACCTTCGCGCTTAATTGATAATTCCCATCCATGCTCTAGTAGAAGCTCGCGTACATCAGGGGTTAACGTCCCGCTTTTATTGCTTACCCCTGTGATTTCTGCAAGCTCATCAGACCTTAAACCTTCTGGGTGCTTAATGAGTGCGTCAATCATTTTGCGCTGGTTAAAACTTATCAATGGGTATAAGGTTTCTATACTCATTCCAATCTCCTTATTGTTGTGAAAGTCCGTTTAACCATTTTGTTGGAGTTAACCAAATGGTAATTCAAAAATGTGCCAGACAAACCCGTTAGGCATGTGAAGGGTTTTATAGAAGCGCAGTTTTTCCATGTCATCTATTTTGTGTCCGGTGCCATAAATTCTAAAGTACCGCTCTTCAAGGTCGGCACCTTCTTGGAGTGCCACCCAAAAACAAATGTCATTGCCCTGGTTATTGATGTCGCAAATGTGTGAGTTCTTTGGAAGGTTTACGGTTATGAGGCCGTCTTGAATGGGCAGGAAATACTTGTATATGACATTCATGAGTGACATCAATATATCCTTATATTAAAGTGTTAAGGTATTTAAAAAACTAAGGATAAATCATAGATGAAAATAAAACTACTGGCAGCAATGTTGGCTTTGGGTTCCAGTGCAGCGTATTGCGGTGGGTTACTGTTCGATGTGCAATCAGAAAATAAAGGATTATCTTTACCGATTACCTTATGCTTAAATGGCGTTGCGCAAATGTCATGCCAAAACTATACGGCCACTGGCTTGGATTTGTACATAAGAACGCGCACCACTAACCACACCAATTTCCCGAACGCAGGAATAAGGTTAAACACTACAGGCTATAAGATAAGTAACTGCACGCCTCACAGTAATGGGTATTGCATATTTACGGCAAACAGTTTTAATCCCGTATTTATTGGGTTAAAGTGAAAAAGAAGCCCTCATCTTGAGCATACCTAATAGAGCTGAGCAGCGTTAGGGGTTAAGAGGCTTTGAGGGCTTTAACGTTTACTTGGTTCCCTCACTCGTGAGGGTAGCGGCCGTGTATTGCTCTTTTGCGTCCAGCAGCGCTTCAAGGTATCCTTTGTTCCATTTTGGAAACTGGTACGGTTCCGTGTTTTCTAATTGTAATTCTTTTTGATTCAATATGGCAAACTCTAACCAATCTGCAAAGGGATCGACTTTTTTAGCACAGCTCTTTAGTATATGCCTATCCAGCGTAACTTTCTCTATCTCGTCCTTAGTTATTTCACCGCGATTAAAAAGTCCGTTTACATACTCTGAGCATTCCTTACAATCAATCATGTTTGCTTCCTTCTTTTGGTTCGCCACAAAAATAAGCGTATGAAACGGGGTACCATGGATGCCCCGCTAAAAACTTTTTATCCTGCTCCGTCATTTTTCTACCGCACTCGTTTTTACAATCAGGAGATGCGCAGTATGTTCTATCTTTGAATGTCATTCTTCAATCCAATCGGTTGCCATGAATGAATCAAACTCAGGAACGAAGGGGAAGCTGTCCATCATATGAAGTACCAGTCTGCCCGTGGTCTTATCCAGGAATATGTAAGAGTCCGTCCACTCTTCCATTTGCGCACGTTTTCCATCATTTAAAAATGGAATTATTTCGCAAAAGGTAAGCGGCTGGGTATCTCCTTCAATAAACCACCCATCAGAAACCATAATGCTTTCATCGTAGGTGTAATCTAAAAATCTAGGCTGGTAAGACATTACCTCTTCGCCCTGCATCATGAAATAAAGGCTTCCTTTCCATACGCTTCTGGTAACTTTCGCCCCATTCTTAAGCAAATCCATTGCTTCGCAGAAATTCATTAGTTTGACTCCCTAGATAATTATTGCAGTAACTCCGAAACTTAAGAGCGCACATTCCCGTCATGACGGTGGGAAGTGATGTTGAAAAACCATCACGAGTGCGCTTACTCCAAAGACTTTTAAATATCCCATCATTCACCTTATAGAAATGGTGGAATATCATCATCAGTAAACGGTGGTGGTGTATCGCCATTCGGTGCACCGTTCGCCCCTTGTTCGCCTTTTGTTAGGTAATCTTCCACCTTATTTTTGTCTGGATACTTAGAACCCATCGGTTTGCCTTTTAACTTATCTTGGGGTATTTCGCCACCCTGCTCCACAGTTATTTTTACCTTAACGGTCTTGTTAATGGCAACTTGAGAACAAAGTTTACCGTCTGCATATTCTTTTTGAATTCCCGCAGATTCCGCAAAGTGTACGACTTTCCACATCATTTGTTTGGTGAACACTAAAAAGTCCCTAATGTCGTGTGGCTTGCCCGCTTCATCATAACAAGTAACGGTCATGTCCATCATAGGATTACCCGAATTTGCAGACGTGGTATCTTGCGAAGCGGTAATAACCGCCTCATAAATTCCTTCTTTCATTAATTGAAATCGCTCAGCCATTGCTTCCTGCTTGACATTGGTTGATACTGAAACATACTTTATTCTCCTTGTATTTTAGACTTCATGAAATCGATACACTTTTGAATCGAATCTTTTTGCATGTCCGACCAAGCATCAGAATTGGCTTTATCCAACCATTTTTGCGTAGTCTCCTCACTTACCTTGAGCAACTCAATGAGTCGTTCAATCTCTTTAATTTGGTCAGGTGTAGCCAGTTCTTGCGCCACTGCTTCACGTTCAATTACCGCCCGTCCGTAACGGTCTGCAATCTCTTCATAAGAGAATGGGAACGTGTCTGTATCTTGGAACGTCTCAAAGCGTGACTTCTTAACCAAGCCCACACGATGGGTTCCACGCTTTTGAATCTCAAACACTAAATCGAAAAGGTAATCTAATTTCTTGTAACAGTCGAACGTTTGCCCTAAAACTGCCAAATTTTGTCCGTACTCATTCTTGCTATGAGAAGTAATAATAACGTTCATGTCCAAGCGGAACAGCAAGTTTAATAGCTGCTTCATGCGCTTGTTAGCTTCACCGTAATGGCGACCAAAATCAGTACCCACTTTGCGCTCTGCCTTTTCGAGCAGGTCATTGTATGACAAGGTTAGCGAGTCGATGATTAACGTTTTATAGTCGTGCTTTGTGGTTAACAATTCACGTACTTCATTAATCATTTCGTCAAAGTCTACGGTCATAAGCACCGCACCGTCTGACTTTTCAATCAAGCGTACATACTGTGGCTTGTTGGTTGAACCCTCAGTGTCAATGATATAGGGCTTCGGGAATTGAATTGCAGCATACGTTTTGCCGACACCAGCAGAACCATAAAACAATGCTTTCATTCTGCACTCAGACACCAAAGGTTTTTTTGCTTTTAACGCCATTTTTACTTCTCCTAACATAGTTAACATAAAGTGCTCACTTAAGAGCTTAGATAAACCCCATATTCGCTCATTCGCCCTAAATTCGCTTTTTAACCGAATAAGCGAATAAAGTGTTCATCTACGCTGACCGTCTATGCACTCCATGACCATGTATAAGGCGTCCAACATTCCCTTGTCTTCACCTCTTTCAAGACCTGTTCGCCATGTTTCACCAATGTCTGTAAACGTCTCGAAGTCATTGGGGTGTTGTTCAACAACATTTTCCCAGTAGTCAATTCGATGCTGTACCCATGCTTTGATGCTTTCAACTGATACCATTTTTTACCCCTTGTAAAATCTAATCGCTCTTTCGCTGTCACATAGTCTTTAATCATTTAACCTTCTCCACTTTCTAATAAATCGATATGTCCTATAGCTGCCAGTGATGCTTCGCCTGGTGAGTCAAAGTACTCGTCTGATTCCCTGATTACAGGCGTTCCCATCCAAAAATGATGGTCTCCGCCTTTGTCTAAAATCTTGTAGTAGTAGTACTTTGTGTCTGGGTAATCATCATCAGGATATGCCCATATCTCATACTCATAATGGCTAAACCTGTCTTCTCTAACTAGCGTCTCCATACGAAGTCGCCGTGTTCCATGTCTTGCTCACATCGGTAACCTGCTTCGTGCATTTCGTTGTTATAAAAGTCTTCACAAGCAGTTTCTAAAAGGTCATTAAGTGTGTCTTTGTAATAAGTAAGGACGTTTACAGTTGTGACTTGAGCGAATTTAGCGCGTGTTTTAGGGTTAGAATCTTTGAGCATGGCAAGCATGGCGCAAAGAAAATCGCTGTTTAAAGTTTGGTCTTCGCCATAGCAAGCCCATTCAATCTCACGGTCTATTGATTCTATATATAGGCGTGCAAATTCAAGCTGGTATGGCGTTGAAAGCATGTCGAGGTTAAGCTCGTAATGGTCGCTTTTGAACTTTCCAAAGCTTGCAACCATCTCCAAAGCATAATCTCTAAGATTACGTTGGTGGCCTGAAATTTTCGTTACTCCTGTAACAAAACCCTTAAATTCAAACGGGTCATCAATCCATGATTCTTGCTTTTGCGCGTTAGAGTACGCTAAACTTAATGCGTTCATATAATTCCCCTATCAAAGTTTTGTTTGAACAACCGAGGTTTTGGGGTGCAACCCGAAGCCTCAGACTCACTTATTTTACTACTATTCTACATCTGCGAAATCACCTAAAACATCCATCTTTTTTGTCAACTTTACTCTTTCTTTTTCAACCAACTTAGTTACATACTCACCCATTGAAATCTCAGAAATCATGGCAGCCTTTTTTAGCAACAACCAAGTGTCTCTGGGCATTCTCATGTGAAATGCTCGGTCA